GCTATTACAGCTAAAAGCGATTTGGTTCTTACTGAAAAGAGTGACGACAATGGTAAACGTCAATCTTTAAAAGATTACTTTACTGAGCATGGACATAAGCAAACGCCAGTTTTTACTATTAAAGCTGCTGTTGATATGCTGGAATCTAATATAGTTCAAGCAGAAGTTGCTAATATTAGACTTACTGAGCTTGACCCTAATAGAGTTGGTATTCCTTTAACGGTTTATCCTAATGTAATGGACTGGATGCCATCAAGAGGTATCAATAAGCCTTACATGTCTGTACTTGTAGCTTATTCATATGAAGATGGAGCAGGAACAAAAACAGAAGGAACAGCACCTAGTCAGTCTAGTTTCTTATTTAAAACCGTTCAATTTCCTTCTTTTACTATTGCAACTTATTTTACTTTATCGGATGAGACTCTTGACGACCTAGAGGAAGCACTTGATGAAATATCTATAGTTGGCCCTGAAAAGATTCAAGATAATGTAGATGAGCAAATACTTGGTTCTGCTGGTGATGACATTACAGCATTAGCAGGTATATTGACAGCAACTAAAAACACTGCTTTTGTACCTGGAACTTATGCAAATCAAGTAAAAGGTGCAAACCTTATTGATGTTATTGCTAAGATGAAGCTTTCATGTTTAGCTAATAAGTATCGTCCTGATACTGTACTTTTAGACCCTGATGATATTGATAATATCGCAGCTTTAAAAGATGGTTTGGATAACTCCATTCTTGATAGAAGAATGAGATTTGATGCAATGGGTAATCCTGTTTCAGTTTCTGGAATGAGAATTATAGCCTCAACATCAGTAGTTCAAGATACTGCAATTGTTTTGGATTCTTCTAAAACGGTAATAGGTAAACGTAAAGATATGACCTTAGAGATAGGTTATAATGGAACTGACTTTACAGAAGGACAAAAAACTGTTATGATTAAAGTAAGAGTTGCCTTTGCTGTAAGAGATAAAGCAGGTGTAATTTATTCAGACGGTCTAGCAGCAGCTTTAGCCACAATTGATAATACTATTTAAGATGAAAAAGTTTATATTAATAATGTTTGCTGCTTTTCTAGGATTAGCGGTTAACGCTCAAACAAGACCAACAGAAGTAGCGCCTGATGGATATATTAAAGGAGCTACTTATACCTATTTATTTGGAACAGGTGTAGACACGCTTACGAATGCTGATACTTTAACTTGGGTAGTTAGATCAAAAGGTAATGATGCACAAGACTTTAATATTAAGTTATATCTTGATCATGTTTCAGGTACAGCAGGCGGTAATTTATGGGTGACTCAATCAATGGATGGAATTACTTATGTTGCAGAAGCAGGCGATACTATTACTGCAAGTTCTGTTACCGGTGATATAATGGATACACAGACTATTAATAAATCTGGATTTCTTTATCCTTATTTAAAGTTCTATTATATTCAAACAGGCACGGCGGTTACTATTCCGAAAGTTTACATCTATACAAAACCTAACTAATGATAGGTAGATTAAAAAACGGTAAAATTATCAATGGGCGACTGGCAGAAATATTTGTCAGTCGCGGCATTGCCGTTGAAGTAAAAGAAACAACGGAGGAAGCTAAAGAGGTTGAAGTAAAAGAAACAGCCGCGATTATTAATAAGCCTATTAAGCGTGTAAGAAGAACTAAAGCACAGATTGAAGCCGATAAGAACAAATGAGTATAATAGCTAATACATATTATCATAGTGATATTAATTTAATTGCTGGAACTGACGGTCAGTTGGAATCTGTATCTGAATCATGGCAGGCTATTTATGAAGAAATCATACTTAAAAAGCTTTTAGGTTATGATTTATACGCTTTATACGTAGCTGATTTAGCAACTACACCAACCACACCACAAAGCCCAACATTACAAAGATTCAAAGATTTAGTAGACGGCAAAGATTTAACATTTGAGGTAAAGGGTTATACTGTATCAACTCGATGGATAGGGTTAAGAGACAGTACAATGTTAAAATCGCTTATTGCTTATTATGTGTATTATAATTACAGAAATGAAACCGAAAGCTCTAACTCAGGAGCGGGACAAATATTACCACTACCTGAAAACTCAACAAAAGCAGATGTGAGGCCAAAACTAATCAATACATGGAATAAAATGATTGATTGGTATGGATTAACACCGAATAGCATTATATCAAAAGAATACTTTTTAAACACTGGGAATTATAGACATTACAATAGCCTTGCAAGTGCTTACAATTTTTTACTTGCTAATATAGACACTTATCCAGAATGGGTATTTGAACCACTTGAAAAACAAAACATATTCGGCATATAATGGCAGATAGCAGATTCTTTGTTGATGTATTTGGTGAAATCGTGGACGCAATGCGAGCTACAGGGAGCATTATAGCTTCTAGTGAGGTAAGCGGTATTTATACTTTGACTTCAGCGAATACATTTAATGCTTTTGAGTCTGTCAAAATAGATAGTATTGATTATTTAATTGTAAGCGCAACGACTACGGAGTTTGTAATCGAGACAACAACAGGATTAAACTTTACAGGTGAAACATGGCAAGCATTAGCACCTTATTATATTTATGGGCATCCGCTAGAAATAGCCAATAGATTACTAGGGAAGGATAAAGGAAAAGAGAAGAAATGGAGAAAATACCCATTAATAGCATTATTTCAAGATTTCACAGAAGATCATAGTGATAACTTCATTATAGATTATACATTACCTTTTTCAATAATAATAGCTTATAATACAAAGAAAACATATATATCAGAAGAAAGATATACAAATACTTTCAAGCCTATTCTATACCCTCTATATGAAGATTTACTAACATATATGACAAAGTCCCCAGCTTTATATGAAAACAGAAAAGACAGAATAGAACATAATAAGATAGATAGATTGTTTTGGGGCGCAAATGGAGTGTATGGAAACGAAGGATTAATTTTCAATGATAATTTAGATGCTATTGAAGTTAATTTTGATGGTGTAGATGTTATAAAGGATGTAATGAGAAATTGCCCAGAAAAAGTAACGACATCAGGACTAGAATTAGACGAAGCCCCTGACTTAGATTACGTGCCAGATTTAGAAGAAGTGCCATAAATATATATAAAGATGAAAAAAATAATAACATCAATAATTCTTATCGCTTTGTCTTTATTGACGTATTCGCAAGTAACGGATAGTGATACTATAGTAGCTCTAGGAAAGCTAAACCCAGCTAGTGACAATATGAGAGTTTGGGCTGCAAAGATAAATGTTGATATTAAAAGAAGCATTGATAATGTAGATTCAATAACTGTTAATTCAGCTTTTAGACTTGACCCATCATCTACAATAATAGCAGGAACAAATCTATCTTGGACTGGCAGCACATTAAATGCTACAGGAACTTTAAGTGCTACATGGGGAACAATTACAGGAACTTTGAGCAGTCAAACAGACCTACAAAACGCTTTAGATGCAAAACAGAACACAATAACTGATAGTGATGATATAAGCGAGGGTTCAACTAATTTATTTCTAACTACTACCGAAAGGTCGAATATATCAACTAATAATTCTAAAATATCATACACAGATGCATCAGCGGTATCATTAAACACTGCAAAGATTTCGTATACCGATGCTACGGATGTAGGAAATAACACAACGCACCGCACAAGTAATGGTTCAGATCATACGTATTTAGATCAAAGTGTAATAAGCGGTTCTACTCCGACATTTACCAATACAAACTTTACAGAATCAACTAATAAGAATTACGTAACCGATGCAGAGCAATCAGCAATAGGAACTATAAGCGGTAAACAAGATAACATAACACTAACAACAACTGGAAGTTCAGGAGCATCTACATTAATAGGCGCTACTTTAAATATACCGATATATACAGGCGGGGGCGGCGGTGATGTTAGTTTCACTGATACAGTTTCCACAATAGCTACTAAATATGACGTAGACACACTTCAAGAAAGTATTGACGATTTACAATCTCAATTGAATGATACGGCTGTGTTTTATTTGCAAGCAGTATTTGGATTAGGATCAGGTCAAACTATAGATACAGCTTCTTTTGCGGCTGATGCCTTTTGTGGTTCGTTTAGGAATTGGACGGGCGATACGATAGTTATTGATTCAATAAATGCTGTATTGTTGGGTACTACGCCAGATATAGATATACAGTTTTTTATATCAACAAGTATTACAGACGGTTCAGCCGATGAACTTAGAACAACTGATTTTAACATAACAAGCATAACAACAGGCGATACATTTAGTTCTTTCAATGGAACAACTGATGTTTTACCCGGGCAAAGGATATGGTGTAAGGTAACGGCGGTAGCAACAAAACCTACATATTTAGAAATAACTGTTGCATATAAACCTAAATAATGAAGATATTTTTAATTGGATTAATAGCATTTATATCTATAAGCTCATTCGGGCAAATGACTATGAATGCAAGGCATTTTACAGCTCGACCAGATACCGCTACTGTAGCTCCTGGTGATTACTCCATTGAATACCAAGCTGTATATAATGCAATGACTAATAAACCTACATCCACTATTGCTGCTCATCAAGATACTTTATGTAGAGATTTAGTTGCTGATGGTTTATGGGCGGAAGCTGATGCTATTTTGGTGTTTGCTCAATATAGTAATAGTGCGGGTGAAGCTCTTTTACAATGGAAAAACCCAACAGGGACATCTGCATCCAATACAAATGCACCTACATTTACCTCGCTTGAAGGGTTTTTATATAACGGTTCATCTAGTTACACTAACACATTATGGAATCCTACTGATGATGGAAGTAATTGGTTACAAAATGACGCAGCATTTGGTATGTATTCCAGAACAGCGGGTCAATCAGCAGGATCTTCGGGTGCATCGGATGGAACAACATGGAACACACAGTCTCCAAGATGGACAGATGACAATGCTTATATTAGTGTGAATGGTGGTAGTTTTGTATCAACAGCATCACTTTCTGGGGCAGGGTTTTTCCTTATATCTAGAACTGCAGCTGGAAGTGTAGATTATTACGTAAATGGTAATGGTGGAACTAATCTTGGATATATTTCAACCGGAATAGGGACAAGAGATTTTTTAATAGGAGCTTTTGACAACAATAGTACTATTGAGGAATATACAGCTAGACAGATATCATTTGTATATGTTGGTGGGGGGTTAACAGCTCAAGAATCAACTGACTTAAATACAGCAATAGAAAAATATATGGATGCAATAGGATCGGGGGTACAATAATGAAAAGGATAATATTTACATTATTTATAATCTTAAGTAGCTTGGCGCTGAATGCGCAATCAATTTATACAATTGGTTCAGATGGCGATTACGCCACATGGAGCGCTTTTAATACCGCCATTAATCCATCGGCAG